AACAAGTGTACCTTTCATTGTACCTTCAAATGTACCATCAAAAGATCCTGTTTGGTTAAACACTGGATTAATAGGTTTGAACTGTGCCGCACTGGCATTCCAAGCCAATACTTGTCCATTGCTTGGTGCGTCAACACCTGATGTACTTACATCACCTAAGTCATCAATTGATGCACTTGCTAAAGCAATCTGTGTATCAACATCATCTGCTGGTACAAATGCAGAACCGTTCCATTTTAAAACTTGGTTTGATGTAGGAGGTGTTGTAGTAATGTCTACGTCAGCAATATCACCTATTGATGTGATAGTTTGTACTGAACCGTTTATCCACTTGTTTTGTGCAGTATTAAAGACTAGTGCTTGGCCGTTAGTAGGAGTAGGACAATCTACGTTTGATAGGTCAGTAAGTGCTTTATCAGGGTTGATAATTTGCCCACCTGTAACTCCTGATTTACCAATGTATAGTTTATTAGTATCTGTAACGAAAATTGGTTCGCCGACTGCTGGATCTTGGCCAGTTAGTAACTGACGATCTGCTTCTGTTCCTCTTCTAATTCTTAAAGCCATTTAATGCAACTCCTAAGTTCTTATTAGTATTTATGCCTTATGCAAATGTTTTATTATTTACGATTTAGGCTTTCTTTTACGTTTTAGGAACTTTCTAGTCTCTTTTTGTATGTAATTTTTAACTCTAGCACTATCAACCTTAAATTCTACGTGTTTAATTACTGGTCCATATTCGTCGAATAGTGCCCTAATTTCACGTTCGTAATTAGCAGGACGATCTGGTTGTTTACACTCTACAATCCACTTTTTTCCGTCTGAAAATGTTACGTGAAAAGCATCGAGGTACTCTAAAGGAATGGCCTTAACCTTTATTCCTTTGAATACCTCGGGCCAATGTTTTACGATATCATCAGGTAAAAAGACCGGTCTACTCACCGTCTTTAGCCTTTGCTGTCTTCTTTTTAGTTGGCACTAATGCTTCTGCTTCTTTGCGAAGTCTTTGTGCCTCCTTGAACATAGCATCGGCGTTAGATCTTAATGATTTTGCCAAGTCTTCATCACTTAATGCATTTGGTGTATTTGTAGCCGCTTGAGCCTCTGCCTGTACTGCTGGTGCAGATTTAGGCTTTACTTCTTGTGCTGTCGCTACTTCTTCTGCTACTGCACTACCACTAGCAGGTGCACCTAAATGTATTTCATCAATGCTAACACCTTTTTGATCGGCAATGATCTTATTAAGTTCATTTAACTTAATTGTTTGTGTTGGCGTTGGTGTCATCTCGATATCTGTTGTTGGTACCTTCTGTAATTTACCATCAGCATGAAAAGCCGCTAACATTGTACGGCCGTCGCCTAATGTAGTTCTTCCCATTGCTTCTGCTAATTCATATACAGATTGACCTGATGATGATTCAACTAACTTCATTAAAGAGTCGTGATCAGCATCTGATAAAGATGCAGTATCTACAACTAAACAATAACCACTGTCTTGTGGAACTGTTCTATATGCAACTGCAACCTTACGTTGATTTTGTACGTATCTTCCTACGTGTTTTACTTCAGCCATTATTGTCCTCCTGAAGGCGTTCCAGTCATAGCCTCTGCCGCATCTTTAGGTGATGCAGGTGCTTGACCTGTTGCCGGAGCACCAGACTTCTGTGCTTCTTCTTGTGCTTTCGCAACTTGGTTTAGAAATGTTTCTAACTTATTGTAAGTCGTTCCAACTGCCTGCATTTCATTTGCCTTGAAAGCACCACGTTGTGAAGCGACATCAATAATTGATCTAATAGTGTTTAGATCCTGAACAGTTAAATCAACTGCTCCACCAGTTCCTGGTGCAGGTGCATCCGTTTTTGGTGCTTCTGCCGCCGCCGCTGGTTTTGTATTATCTGTCGTCATATGACATTCTCCTTGTTTGTATATACAGTTATACTTATTTGTACTTTAAATGAGGACACGCCAAAACGAAATATGAAAGTTCTTTTGGATCCTCGAAGCCTATTTTGATACTATAATTTGGTCTTGTGTTTTTTGGATTCTTCTCAAATGTCTTACCAAGGAAGTATCTATTCTTACAATTTTGGTAGACCCATTTATCAATCGCTTCTTCCAAATTGTAAGACATAGGAATCTCAATGTACTCTAAATTTTTTGTAGGTACATCAAGTTTCCTAATATTGAAATAATTTAATGGATTAGTTTTCATCGTAATGAGTAGTGATTCCAAATGGTGCTTCAGTAGTCTTGTCATAGTGCGAGTGAATAACAAATACTGTATCACAGTAATCTGGATCACCCCAAGTATCCCAAGGCATACCATCTGTGAACATAATGAAACGTTTTGGTTCAATACCGTTGTCCTTCATGTAATCCCAATTACACATGAAGTCAGTTCCACCACCACCTATAAGTTGATAGTTTGCCAAGTCATTGCCGTTGTCAGCACTGAAGTCTTGTTCATTGTAAACCTTAGTATCAAAACACCATACCTTAATGTTATAGTCTTGATACTGACTCATAATATTTTGTACTTCTCCAAGAAATACACTTGCCTGTTCATCACCAATCGAACCTGACATATCAATTGCTATACAAATATCAATTGTTTCATCATGATTCATACCTGGAAGAATAGCACCAGTGTGCCAGTTCTTTCTACTAGGACGTTGGAATGTAAAATCATTTTTAATTGTAGACTGTATCTGTTGTCTAAGAATCTCTCTCCAGTTCATCTTAGGCTCAGTCATGTTCTTAATCATTCTTTCAACTTCAGCAGGTAAGTTTCCTGCACCAGCCGCCTGTGCCGCACCTAGCATATTTTCTTTGATCTCATCACGTATCTTTTTAAGTTCTTCTTTAGAATAACTAGGCTTACCTTCTTTTTTATCCTTACCTTTTTTACTAGGAGCAGGTGAATTACCATCACTTTCTTTGTCCCAGTCAATGTGTTCGTCAAGCAATTTACCTAATTGCTTTAATTCTTCTTCATCATACTTTTTATAAATCTCATCATATACTGCTTCTGAAGTCCAACCTTCATATTTAAAGTCTTGGAAAATAGGAATGTCTTTTGGCTTTTCACCAATACCGTCTCTAACTAATGTATTGTTTACGATATAATCTGCCGCGATATTATGTATCTGCGGATCTCTGTCTTCACGTCTTGTCATATGGTCATATACACAATGAAGTATTTCATGTGCAATAACAAATTCAATTTCTTTGTTAGACATATTAGCAAAGAACGGAACACTATAAAACAAGTGTCTACCATCTGTTGCCGCAGTAGGGCACCAATCTGTTGCTTCTTTAATTATTAATCTTGTAGCCATGTTACCAAAGAAAGGATGTCTTAAAAGCAATCCTACTCTTGCTACAACTATCTTATCGAATACTTCTTTACGTAATTCGTCAGTTATTTCGATCTGTGGAGTTTCTACTTTTTCTAATGTTTCAATTGTCATTGTGCCTATTCCTTATTATGTTATTATAATACTATATTTAATGGAATTTGTCAACCAAAAAGATAAGGGGGAGAACCAAAATCCTCCCCCTAAATTGGTTAGGCTGATTGTGCCGCCGCAATATACTTTCCAAATTTTTCGTGGAATTCATCAAAACATTCGACTTCATCCGGATCAATTGGAAGTTGATATTGAGTAAGTGCAAGTTTAATACCCATGACAACCAATTCGGTTTCAAAGTTATTCATTGCAAAACTCAAGAAGTTATTTACTTTATCGTCAAACTTCTTATCCTTCTTATCGCAGGCTTCTTTAAGTTCATAACAAAGTGAGACTGTTAAGGAATACATGGCACTGATTTCTTTAGTCTCTAACTCCTTAACCTTACCAGACAATATGTCTGTTGGATTAGGAAGTTTTGAAGCCACCTTACGGTGTGCCATGAACTTCACAGCCAAGCCTTCGCCAACTGCACCACTAACAAGATCTGTAGTGGTATTCTCGTCATCGTCATCCTCTAGCAGTTCGGATACGAATGACCAAGAACGAGGTGTTGCAAAAGATCTACTTGGACTCTTAGGATCAAAGTCATACAAGTCTTTCTTTGCAAAAGTCAAATAACCTACAACGTCTTGGTGTATGTCATTAGCAACTGCCCACTGGAACCAATCATCAAAGTCCACTTTCATTTCTAAGTGAACAAATCTGTTTGCCAACGGAGCAGGCATTCTATATACAACACCTTTATCTGCTTCTCTGTTACCTGCGGCAACAATAAGAACGTTGTCAGGAAGTTTATAAGTTCCAACTCTTCTATTAAGAATAAGTTGGTAAGCCGCGGCTTGTACTGCCGGAGCGGCCGAATTCATTTCGTCTAAGAATAAAATAATATGCTTATGCTTCTTAGCCAATTTTTCATCTGGCAATTCAACAGGCGGTGCCCATTTCATTGTGTTATCATTTGCCGCATAGTAAGGGATACCTTTAATGTCCGTTGGTTCCCATAATGACAATCTAATGTCTATTACTAATGCTGACATATCGTTACCAATTTGTTGAACGATATCAGACTTACCAATACCAGGTGCTCCCCAGATAAAGATTGGTCTTTGTTTTTTGAATGCCCTTGCAATCGCTTTTTTGGTTGCATTAGGCGATACTTGACGGACTGCTAGATTTTCCATTGTTGTACTCCTTTTCTTTGTCATATTCAGTGCCTTATTATGTTTATATAATAGCACCTATTACTCAAAAGGTCAACCAGAAAATGCAATTTTTTTTAAAAAAATTACCAAAATAATTGTTATTTTACGTGTTCATCTGCTCTTTTAAGTGCTTTGGTAAGTCCATATTTACGGACATCTCCACTGAAAAGGCTTAATTCTAGTGCTTTTTTCTCTTTGGTTACAATCATGCCACCACGGCCTAACCAATATGGACAGTCTATAAACTTATCCAAAAATATTATGACCTGTGTGGTCATTTCAAAATCTTGTGGGAAAGGTATATCATAGGTTGTAAGTTCAAGTTTGCCTTTTACAAACTCAATACCATCATCAGTTAATCTTAAACCACCTTCTGATTTGTTTCTAGTATTTTGCCACCATTTAGGCATATACTCTGCTAAGGTCTGTTCGTTAATCGAAATGCCTGCTTGTTTTAGAAATATTTTGGTATATGTTTCTTTCCAGTTCACTTTACCAATCCTGCTTCGATCAGTCTCTTTCTGTTCGCCAGGTGTTGTTCCTCAATTTCTTTTTTGGATTGTCCTTCGTATGGTACTGCAACAGATTCTCTGATCATCCAATCACCCATCATCATATATTGATCAGTCTTGGAATCATATATTTCAAACTTACCTAATATTCTACCAAACTTTCCTGTTGCATCTTTTATGGTGCATAATGTTTGTGTTGAACCTTTAGGTAAAAATCCTTCAACAATTTTCTTTGCATAAAGACCAAACTTCTTTTCTACTTTATCTCTTGTTCTAGATTCTGGAGTATCTATACCGTGAACCCTAACTCTTTCTTTGTGCATCCAAACACCAAATCCTAAATCAATATCAACATCAACTGTGTCACCGTCGATGACCTTTATTATTTTACAACGATACCTATACATTATTTTTCCTCTTTGACTACTGTGCCTGTAGTTAGTTTATAAACTTCAAAGTCTTTAGTTTCAAAAAGGCTATTAAGTTTTTTCGCTAGGTTATGTGCATGACCTGGATTAGAAAAAGAAACTTTCTTATATTTAGGTCCTGGATAGTTTGTTATCACATTACTTGTTTTTAAATTAAAGGGTTTGCCTTTATAAAAAACTGCCCATATGGCTTCACTTTGAAGAATCTGATCACTCTTGTAATTCTTCTTATTAACGTGTTCCAATATTACTGTTGGTTTTGGTCTGCTCATATACGTAATCCTATTAATTAACTACGTATATATTTATCTATAATGTGTGGATAGAGTACTATTCTTCTTTAAATCCGCCACCGTCCATAGAAACTTCAACTGGTGTTGCTTCTATTTTACCTACGGTGTTGCTTACAAATTGTTCTAAATTACCGTGTAAACGTGCTTCTATTTCACCTATAGTAAAGGCTAATTGTTTAGCCTGTTGTAAAGGCATTCTAATCTCCTGTTGATTAGACATATCAGCACCTTTTACTTGTTCTAAAAACAGTTGTAAAGGCGTTGTATTAATAGGTTTATTTGTTTGCATTGGCTCTACTTAACTCCTGTCTCATTACTATTTCAGTTCTAAAAGGCCCTTTAGACTCATAGTTTTCAATAGTAACTAGTTTAGGACAAAAACTTCTTACCCAACCTTTGTCGAATCTAATGATGTAATATCCTGCACAATACAAACTTTTACTTTTTTTACTTTTAGTAAACAAAGGCAGTTTACGTTTTACATCATACATTTGATTAAAAGGATTAACACTAGTTGGATATGTATGTACTTCCTTTTTCTTTTCTGAATCTTTATCGCTAATGCTAGAACCCCAATTGATATCATTAAATGTGTTCTTTAGTTGTCTTTCATTTTCAAAGAAACTAGTTCCTGTGTCGCAACAATACATAAATGTTTTATCGTTGTTTTTTGTAAGTGTACCTACACGTTCACCATCTTCTTCAATTATCCAGAACTTTCCGTTAACGATTGGATTTGCTTTTAATTTTGTCATACTACATACCTCGCATTTAGTGGTTCACTGAAACTTTGTGCTTGTTCACTGATCTTAACCATATCATGTTTAGCACAGAACTTCATTAGTTTAATACCAACCTGTCCTACTTCTTTAGGCGTTTCAGTGGCATCTTCGATTGTATCATTTATAATTTTTCTTATGTTTTGTGGTTGTGCAGTCAAGTCACATAAAATTACGTTACGTTCATAATCCTCTAAGACTCTGTGTTCTTTGCCTTCATGATCAACCCAACGTTGTAGCATCATGTTATTCCAACTGTAACCTTTTTTATCTTTATCTGCAAATGCTTCTTGTAATCCAACTTTATTTTTTGTGCCTTTTACTCTTACGCCTGGATAAGCAGAAAATACATTATCACTTGTATCGCCTCTCATACATTTTTCAAATAATAACCATTGTGGATTAGGAGCCTCTTTGTCTTTGCCTGTTTTCTTATCAACTACACTTTTGCCTTTGTCATCAAAGTATCCTTCGTGTGTAATAGTTGTATTGCTTACACCATTGTATTGTGCAACGTTAGGTGCCACTAATTGTGCAAAGTCACCATCTGTACTAATGATAACGTGTTCATCATTAGGATGTGCTTGTACCCAACCTGCAATCAAATCATCTGCTTCTAAGTTTTCATTGTGTAAAACTGTACAATTTGTTTTACCTACAATAAAGTCTTTGAACTCATCAAAAGTTTCCCAAAATACAGTTTCTTCTTCCTGTTGTGCTTCTGTTAATACTGCTCTTGCTTCACTTCTATTTCTTTTGTAAGGTTCATAAAAGTCTTTACGCCAACTTCTACCTTCCAAACAAAATACAACATGATCAGCATCAAAGTCGTTCCAAGCCTTTCTAATGCTATTGAAAGTCACGTGTAACGCCATACCAATCTTTTCATTAAGATTGCCACGTATAATGTGCCTTGCACGGAAAAATGTATTTGCGGTGTCTACGAGTATGTACTTCATGCTTTTATTATAACTGCCTTATGCTTTTGTGTCAACTTCTTTTTTTTGTTTTGCTAATTCTTCTGCTCGTTTTTTGTTTATTTCATCAAGTATTGCTTGATTCATAAAATCAACAGCCTTGAATTCGTTTTCGTCAAATGTGCCTTTTAACCTCAAATCGTATGCAATGCTCACCCGTTTTTTGGCTTCTGTGTGTTCATCAGTAAAGTGTGGACAATAACTAGGAAATAAAGTATTACCGCCTTTCTGATTAGGTAATGATATCTTGCTCAACACATCATACGGAGAATGATATGTAGTTTTGCTTTGATAATCATCTAAATGAACATTACCACTTAAATAACTGTCTGGTTGGGAACCATGTGCATGACTTTCCATTTTTTGTCCTTGCTTAATTACATTCGCCCAGCATACAATTTTAAGTTCTTTTAATTCAACTTGTTGTGTTGTGACATATTGTAAGTAACTATATTGTAAAAATTTTAAAAGTCCTATTGCTTCAGGAACATCTTTATATCTATCAAATACATTATAGCGACCAAACCTAGTAGTAACATCATCTGGACCTAGTCCAGTGCCGCCACTATTAGCATATTCAAATTCTTTTAGAATATTTTCTTCATCATCTTCAACGGTCTTTCTTACAATATCAACCTTCTCAGGTTCAGACCATTGTGTTAACCAAATAGGAATATTCCAACTAGGACTAAACTCTGTTTGTGGATGAAAACTTTTTATTCTAATTAAACTCATTACTTAATCTTCTTTCCAATATGACACATTTCTTTAAGTATCATTCTTAAATTTCTTGCAATTTTATACAGAAAAAATACTCCTGCAATCATTATTGCAGTATCTAAATATTCAATTATCATTTTACCTCTGCTTTCCCATCTCCGAGATTATCTGTTTTAATATAACCTGCTGGTCTGTCTGTATCTAAACCTTCTTCAGCAAGAACATTTCTTGCAATGTCCTTAAACCAACCATCAACAATCTCTTCGTTGCTTTCACCTTTGTAACCAGCATCAATAAGTTGCTCAATAAACTCATTGTTCCAATCTAGTTCAAAGAATCCGTTTCTAATGTTTTCTTTATTAACATGAGTATTCAATACGCCTACCCATGGCTTGCCATCTTTTGTGGCCTGCTCTTTTTCTTTAGCCATCATCTCCTGATGAGTAAGTTCTCCAGGCTGTTCTTTTTTGCCTGTTAACTTGTCTTTGACTTTGTTCAAAAAGTCCTTCATAGTTGTTCTCCGTTAATGTTCCAATCCGTTCCTTGACTCAACACACAATATGAGTCATAAAGCGGATGGTACTCTATTATTGTATATGTTTTTGTTTTTGGGTTGATCCATATTGAAAACGGCAAGTACGCCGGTTTATCAGATAAGCCTCCAAAACCATCTTTTACAGCCGTGGTCTGTATAGCAGTTGAAAAAAGTATTTCTCCTCTTTCAATCAGTGCTTGATCCACTTCTGGCCATGTTGAACAAATGACTGGCTTCTCATTCCATTCTGCCGCCTTTGTATCTGTAATGACGGCCACTGCCGTAAACAATACCAATATAAAAATTAATAATCTCATGTCAACACCTCCTACGTGCCTATTGCATTTCCGAATAGATACACATGGACTCTCGCCGCAACATTGTATCCTCTTTTAAACGCCTTTTCCGCAACCTCACCTGCCGTAGCAGTTTGTTCTTCTTCTCGGGCACCTGTAGGCATTATCCATACTGGCCAATCAACACCTGCATTTCTAAATTTCTCAACTGCTGACTCCATTTCATCCCATTCACGTTGTTTGCTACCAACAACGAATTTTAGTTGTCCTTTCTTGCTTACTTGCAAATATTCTGCCACGTGTTCTGGCTTTATTGCTTTCTCTGGCTTTTCACCAGATACTGTAAACAATTTAGGACTACAACTAAAAAATATTTCTGTGTCAATACTTTTACCCCACTCAATAAAGTCAGGCCTTAGTTTTTGTGTACCGTTAGTCTCAAAAGTCATTGACCCAGGCAAATTATTCTGCCTTTTTAATTCTTCATATATTCCTATTGTTGCCGCCTGTCCAGTAACCATTAATGGCTCACCTCCTGTAAAACATAAGTGTTGGTTAAACTTACTTACAGGATGTAAAAATTTACCTTCTGGATTGCTATCATTTTTTAAACAGTCAACAATCTTATTTGCAAGGACAGTAGGAGTTTCATATCCCATCAAACTTTTAAATTTCTTTGCCCAAGTATAAGAAGAGTCACAACCTTTCTCCCATACAGGCAAGTCTTCAACCCTATCTACAGAACTTACATCAAAATCCTCAAACGGCAAATCATAAGTTTCTGGGTTTGTTGGATCTATCTGTCCAAAACCACTACATTGCAAGTTGCAAAGAAAAAATCTTATCCAAGCCGTTGGAGCACCTGTATAATGTCCTTCACCTTGTATGCTATAAAATATCTCACTGTAATAATATTTTTTCTCTGCTTTGTCCATTTTTAAAAAAACCTATCATATAATGCTATTATAACATGAACTGCACCATATGTAAAGAGGCAAAAAAGACTAAACTTTAGGAACTTATTCATTCCATCATCAGCCATTACTTCCCAATGTGGCCTATCCTTTTTATTGAAAAAACCCATTTAGTCCTCCAAACTTACTAAAGGCTCGTCAGTATAACTATCATGATAATCACCACTACTCATGAATTGTCTAGTAGAAGTTTCTTTTACAAACATACCGTTTTTCTTACGATAGGTAATGAACACGGCTTTTACCACTCCGTCAGTGTCACGATCAAAATGTTCTTTCATAGGTCCTTCCTTCATCATACAATCTCCTCAATGATTCCTAATACTTCTGC